AACGAAACTGTACCTAGTGTTCCTGTTAAATTTTTAACGCCGCTACTAACAGTTAAACCTCCAGTTGCGGTTATTGCTCCACCAAAAGTACTACTGCCATCAGCGTTTAAAGCAAACTGATGTAATCCATCTGTGATTATGTCGTTGTGGAAACTTAATTTAGTATCAGCTTCATATTGAAACACCCGCCACTTGTCTGTGCCGCCTCTTTGGAAAGCAATTGAAGTGAGTGATCCCCCAGAAGAAATAGTAGGATTTAATCTTAATATCTTATTAGTGGAAGTGGATATTGTTAACGGCCCACTAAGTTCACTGCCAGTTGCTTTAATCAGTCCATTAACATGAAACCTTGAACTAATTGCACCACTGCTCAGTCCCACGCCTATGTCACCATTCCCCTTAACAATAAATGTATTAGCATCACCATCAGATTGCACCTTGAGTACATTAGAACTTGCGCTACTGGTGGCAGTTTCAATTAGTAAACCATTGTCCTCAGACTGAGTGCCTGTGTTGCGGATTTTGCCTACAAACTGACCATTTGTTGTATCAAAACCATTACTGTAAGTCCCAGCATTAGAGTTTATAATTGGAGTAGCATATTGCCGATCAAGATAAACCCTAAATTCTTTTAAAACTAAATTTTGACCATTCCCTGCAATAGCCGCTCCACCTCCAGAAGCAGACACCATTTGTATGAGTATCTTATCTCCAGCTTTGGCTTTGTCTGCACCTACATCAATTCGGTAGCGACGATATGCATGAACACTAGCAGACTGCCCAGTGTCTAAACCATTCCCGCTTGTGCTTGAGGTAAAAAATGCCGTGGCTATTTCGGAAGATGTAGTTTCATTATAAATTCTGTATCTCCAGTAATAACTTCCACTTGCTATGAATGCTGAAAACTTAATTCTGAACGAGCCGGATTTATCACAATAAAACTCCCGCATCGTATGGTAGTTGGAGTTTGTACTGTCATCAGCAACTTGTATCTCTGCGTCTTGACTGTAATACAGAGTATCCCCAAGTGTGACGAATGGATTTAAATTTAAAACACCATTGCCCGCAGTGTTGCCGCACCACAAATTTCCATTAGCGGTATTAACTGCAAGTTCACCAGCGGCCAAACTACTTGGCGCACCAGTGCTATTGCGTTTAATTTTTATGGTGTTAGACATCTAACTAAAATGTGCCACCGTCTATTGTTACTGTAGTTACGAACGTGTGTATTTGATCCCCCGTTGAAAGTGTTGCCGCACCGGCTGATACTGCCGCAGTGTTAAGAACGGCAGAAGTTCCTAGACCTAAACTTGTTCTTGCTGTAGACCCACTTTCAGCTACCCATGCAGATCCGTTACCCACAATAAAATTGCCGTTATCTGCGTTAAGAGCGGCAATAGCAGTTAAGTCACCGTCTGCCGCTTGAACATCGCCGCCTATTGTTAATCCAAGAGCAGACCTAGCCCCACTAACTGTAGTAGCACCAGTCCCTCCATTAGCAATTGCAACTGTTCCTGTGACGTTTGTTGCTGATGTTGCTGTAGTAGCTGATGTGGCAGTAGCAGCATTACCATTAATGCTTCCACTAATCGTACTACTAAAAGTTTTTGTGCCGCCAATAGTCTGGTTGCCTGTTGTGTAAACACCGTTTGTAACAGTCGCGGCATTACCTGAACATGAACCAGAAGAACCAGACACATTTCCAGTTACATTTCCTGTTAAAGTACCGTAAAAACCTAATGCTCTGACATTGGCTTGAGCCGATATAGCAACATTCCCATCTGTCCCTCCAGTTTCATCCGTAGTGATAAAACTAAATTCATCAGCAGATTCATCCCAAATTAAACCAACATTGTCAGACGATCCTCTTTCAACAACAAAACCAGAATCCAAACTAGGGGTTCCAGATTGATCTTTGGCTAAAAATATAAGGCTATCTTTAACAACAAGATCATTTGTATTAACGGTAGTAGTAGTACCCGTTACCGTTAAATCTTGAATAGTGACTGACGATGGAAACCCAACTGTAAAAGTACCACTGCTCTCTGTGACAGAAATTTGATTACTTGTCCCTTGAATAGTAAGGGTAGAATCATGGGCCATGTCTGTTGACCCACTTCCATCAGTTACTTTAAAGGCAGTTGTTCCTCCAATTTGTTGCAGAGTTTTGCCTCCGGTGTTGTCGGATACTCTAGCTATATATAGTTTCTGTTTACCGTTGTTCCATGCAAGTTCTCCGTAATCAAGATTACCTACGGTTGGATCAGTTTGGCTATTCCAAGTTGGATATTGCCCTCCGCTCGGTGTTCCAAGTGCAGTCCTATTAATTAAAAGTGTATTTGCCATTAGCTAAATTCTCCTCCTGAAATTGTTTTGTTATCTAATGTTTGTGTATTGTTCGCAGTTGTTACCTCGTCCCAACTTGAAGATTCAGCGACTTTAAATTTGCCATCGTAAGCAACTCCTCCAGCACTTGCGGTTGGTAAGTTGTTTGCCAACTGAAGATTTTCCACAGTAGCTCCTGCTCCAAACTTTTGTTTAACGTATATTTCTTTTTCAGGCATTATGTTAATATTAATTTTACATCAGATCGCAACCACTCACCTCCTGCTGACAAACAAGCTCCATTAGTCGTGTGCGCTCCTACGCTACAAAATTCACCTAACGTCCCAATGCTTTGCGTAAATTTAACTGTTGTAGTTGTTGTCGTGCTTACAATTTCAGCTTCTATTGGAATAACAACTTGATCGTTTAATTCAGCCCAAGGAGCGCTTGTATCTGTTGGTTCATTACTAGAACTAGAGGTGTGTGAAGTGATACATCTATAATTTTTACCGTTTACATTAAACTTAACTTTATCCCCTACATTGTAACTTGTAGATGTTGTCCAGGGGGAAAGATTATATATTGGACCTTGTATTCTATAGAGTTGGGCTTGAGGAAGGAATCCAAAGTTATGATAAGCTGAAAATTCAGTATTTGAATTTGGTCCTGATCCTGTTGTACCTGATACAACTATTTCAAATTTCTTATTAGGCTGAGATTGTATGGTAGTAGTTTTCTCTTCTACAATTGTAACTGTTTTTTTACCCGGCTCGGCTGTATCTGCACTTTTAAGCGTGTCAACCAAGTTAGGACTTTCCATTATTAATTCCCTAACCTCAGAAGAGGTCGGCGCTGTAGTCGCATTCTCTTCTATTGAATCTAATTTCTTACGATCTTCAGTAGTAAAACTTTCTACAACCGGAGTTTGCGTTGTAATAGTTAATTTACCAGTAGCATCGATTGTACCATCACCCCATATAATTTTGGGCTGATATTTTTTATCTGATTGAGCAATTAAAATTGAAGTTTGAGCCGCAGGAGCAATCTTTTTTGGATTAATCTTTGCTTGATTACTGATTTTACCATCAGTAATTGACAAAGCATCTATTCCAGTACGATCTTTCATTTATTTTACAAATCCTTTTGCTCATATTCCGGGCCGATGTAAAAACCGAATCGTGGTGAAAATTTAACCCCTATTGATCCTCCAAAATCACATCTAGCTTGGCATGAATACAAACCGAAATCATCACTAGAGGGATTATCAAATTGATAATAAACAAAAGCGGCAGCACGATCAAAATTGCCATCACCCCATGCAAAGTCATCCCCCACAATCCACCTATAACCTTCATCTGCACCAGATTCATAAACCGGATTTTGAAGATCAAAAGCTGCATGGCTTGTTCCACTAGCATCATCATCCCATCTAGTTGCTACTTCTGAAGCATTTGCAGGGTCCCAAGCATTATATAAACTGCCGGGATAAGCGTGATCAGTATAAGTATCAGTCTTATTTCCCGGCAAACCTCTAGCTACATTTCCTTTTGCTGTGAACCATTTACGAAATTTATGATTTTTAAATATTCTTTTACCATCTACTGGATCAAATTCGTTCCAATTATATGTTTCGTTTCTTTTATGACTCGCTTTCTCAAATTTAATCATGACGTTATTTCTAACGTCTTGAATAGCTGTTATTAAAGTTAAACGAACATTTATTGGACCCTCAACTCCATCAAACGGTTCAGGAACTTCCGCTGCTCCTTCAAAAAACAATGCTTCATCAGTGTTCCAGTTGATGTCATCAACCTGACCTACAAATGCTGTTGTTTTAATTAACATTATATTGATTCAATCCAACACGCGACAACATCAGCATCAGCCGATCCAAATGCTGTAATTGAAAGCAGACCAGATTTAGACCCTGCAAGAGTAGCAGGACCACGATTAAATGGTCGTTCAGGCCACAACCAACCAGTTGGCCACTTATTAGCAGCATCAGCGCTACTCAAACCAAAGTTACCGTTAGCACTTGCGTTATTTGTTGTGTTTTTAATTCTGACAGTAACGGTTTTGACCGTAGACCCCCCTGTTGGAAATGATCCAGTTTTACAATAAACTCTGTAATGCTTTGCATTTACAATTTCTAAAGTTTGAAACGCATCACCATCTAAATCTATTTCAACATTATAATCATCACCTGAAGCAAGGGTCGGATTTACTTGAGAAAGACTATATGAAGTTGTTCCAACTGCGTTTAATAAATTAACTTTTATCTTTTTTAAATTAGCATTTGTATCTCCGGTAACACTTGTATCATGAACCATTACATAATCATCTGCGGCTACTGATGTTGTCGCTGTTAAATGCGATATTACATTATCATTTTCAGATTTATCATCTAATTTTGATCCAGTTATAGTTTCATCACTAGGAGTAATCTTTGCTTTTCCAGAGGATAATTCGATAGCAGCATTACCATCAGGTGCGGCTGATGTAATTAGTTTTTTACCACTCCCATCTGATGTATCACTGACTAAAATTATATTATCCTCAGTTTGCCCTGCTAATTTACTAATATCGATCCCGGCATCTGAAGCTACGTTAGTATTTGATACTGAATTAGCTTCAAGATCAGTCCCTCCAACTGAGCCTGTTATAGCTACATTAGGTTTTGCTGCCTTCCTTAATTTAGACAAAGTAACCGCTTGGTTACTTGGAAATGTTTCACTTGCTTCTACTGTTACTGCTAATGGCATTTTATAATTCCTTTCTTAAAATATTGTTACGCACCAAACCGTCTACTAAAACGCTTGTTACTTTTGTGCTGCCTGAATTGCTTTGTATAGTTATTTGGCTATATCTTCCTTCGTCTTTCATTCTTACTTTATTTACTGATTCTTGATGATTATCAGGATTAACTGAAACTGTTGACACTGCATCAAAACCATCCGTCCAACTACCGTCTACTTGTTTAGAAATCCAAAACGGATCGGAATCACTGGAAAGACTTATTGAGTAATCCTGTCTATAAGGTTCATTAAAATCATCATTAACATTACTTGTTGTAAAATTAGCTTTGTAAAATGGCTTATCATATTTAGCTCGATCAGGAGTTATTGTTGATAATGTTGTGTTTTCTTCTATCCCATCTACTTCAGCTTTTATTGTAAAAGATGATCCTAAAGTTTGCGTGCTTACTCTGGCAGCGTGCCATTTCTTTCGATCTGGAGTTTTAAAATTATATCCTCTAGTTATTAACTCATCAGTAATAGAAGTCATAGACACTAACCCATCTGCATTTGTTGTTTCATCAGCAATACCTCCAAGATCATTATCATCATAAAGATTTATAGTTCCATCAGTGCTTACATAACAAAGCCTCTTACGCCCCCACACTGTAGGTTCAACCCATTCTTGGACATTTACCCCATCGTCATACCCGGTCCAATTAGCATTTAAAAAGTCATATATTAAAACTGCTGAATTTGACTCATTACCATCAAGCGGCACTGCAATATAAAATTTATTATTAGCATATGCTGAAACTGCTTTATGAGCCATGTGCCAATTGATCCTATCAATTAAAGGCTGAATCGGCTCACTAATTGGTTGATCTATTCCTTGGACTGCGCCGCTTTCAGTAATGCCAAGACTACAAACACCCCGCTTCTCACTTAAAAACCAAACATCCCGACCAACGCTGACTATAGATTTTGCTGCCGTACATCCATACGCACTACTTAATTGATCGAGTACTAGATCTGTCAAATTGCCATAGACATTCTTAACCATATAGACTGAAGACTGTTTAAAACAAACAACAGTTGTTTGATCAAATTTATGGAGAGCAACAAGCGAATCGGCGCTGCCTTGATTAATTCTAAAGTTAGATAAAACAGGCTGATACCTTGTAACATTTAAATAATCACTTGCGGCTACAAGATCACGCGAATGTGGAATTAATAATCTATTTTGAAAATAAATTGCATTGTCAGCATTTGGAATTAGATCAGTTCCATCACCCTGATCGTTTTCATCATAATCAATTGTGTTATCAATTTGATCTACTGGAATAAATCCTTCCAGTAATGTTTTTAAAATATAAACAGGCTTATTTTCACCCCGAAACATCAACACCTGATTAAACGCCTGGACAAAAGTTACTGAGCCTCCCGCATCGATTAAGCCAGAAAGTTTGAAAGCAAGAATGCCTTCACGGGCAGCATAAACTCCAGTTGAAGTTGCAATTAATAAATACTCAGTTGTATTTGGATCTGAATAAAGACCAACCCCGTAAACTTTATCAAATTTAAATACTCTACTTCCTATATCTTCCCATTCTGCACTATTTAAATTACCAGAACCATTTAAAGGAGTGACAATTGATGAAATGTTTGCAGCTTTACGTTTAAAATATGGGCCGTGATCTGGGTTACTTAATGGCCCAGAAGCATCCACCCAAGTTTGCCCTGCTGTTTCGCAAGTTGATTGAGTCGTATAAGTGGGACTTAGACAATGCGCTGATCGCGGTTGTACTTGCGCTGGTTCAGTTATTGTTACGTTATCTATTGCACCAGCAAAATCAGCGCTTGCTTGTAATTTTAATTTTGTAGGATCTGCGCCAGTACAATGAATAATGCGACTAAAAGAACCAACAGCACTTAAACTATGCCCAGTGGTAGCAGGATTAGAACTTGTGTTACCAACAAACGGTGTAACTTTCCCGCTCGTATAAGAAACTATATCAAAAGTAACTAAATAATCTCTTCCAGCCGCAGTACCAACTTCATAGACTAAATTCTCAATAATAGCAGATCCGCTAGTAGTACAAGTAGCAACACCAGATCCAATAATCCATCTAGGAGAACTTGGAGTTCCAGTTGCGTCTTCCATAGTCCAGCCTGTGCCAGTGCTAAAATCTCCAACTGCTAATCCAGTAGCAACGACTTGCGCGGAAATAACTCCGGCACTAGAAACAGTAGCTCGTTTACCACTGTAACGAACTATATCACCTTGAGAATAGGTTTTATGTTGGTAGTCATCTTCAGCTTTATTACTCCAAGGCAAAAGGACTACACCCTGCCTTGTTTTCGCAACACCGTTTTCAAACCTTTTATTGCGAGCGCTTGCAGCTAATCCCGGAGATAATTGCGCTGGATCGAGGCGCATATTGACCCCAACAAATCCTTGATCCCCATCTGTGAGATATTCCGGCATTATTTTCGTTCCAATTCGTATTCATATTCAGCAAGTTTATTCAGCACTTCCTTTGTGAAATGTGGTGCTGCTTTCGCTGCTGCTTTGAATTCTGGATGTTTCAACATCCGATCCACGGAATTCAATTGAGTCTGCTGACACCCCACTGCTAATAGCAGTATTAATAGCATCATCAATCCGATCAGTTTTTTCCTCGTATCGTTCCCGCGCATTCTTTTCCTTTATAGCATCGTTTAATTGACCCAATAGCTTTGCCAAAATTGGAAAAGCATTTATCAAGGTTGCTATTGCCTTGATTAACCCCATTTATTTTTCAGCTTCAGTCTTTACTCCGTGACGAACAAAAATGGCGAGTAAACTTGTGATGCCAATATTTATAGCCGCACCAATTTCCAACTCACCAGTCATGTATCCTGCTAGTGCGCCGATAACTCCTGTTATTCCTGTCCATAATGTTTTTGATTTTAACATAATTATACCTTTCTATTTTGTTTTATTATCTCTTCTTGGATGTCCGTCTTTTAAGTCTTCAATATCCTTTTGAATGATTGAAAGTTTTTCATCCATTCTAATTAACATTTCTTTTTCAGACTTCCCATCTTGTTGAAGAATTTTAATTGCCGCCTCATTTGAAGATACGCGATGTGGTAAAACAAACCACGCACCGATAACTCCAGCAGAGGCTACAACCATTCCGAATATTAATGAAAAATTGTTTAATTTATCCCCCATTTTATTTTTATGATTTAGCTAAATCGACAGGCTCCATTGAGCTTGCCATCATTTGCGTGAACTTTGCCATGCCTTCCGCTGGTGGATTCTGTTTGGCAGAAACCGAGAGATCATATTTTGCGGAGAAATCTGTGGACCTAGTATTTTCAGATGAACTTGTAACTTTACCAGTGTGTGAAAAATTACATGAAGCTCTAGTTAAAAACCCACCTGAGATTGAACCTCCTGCGGTGTTAGTAGTTTCACTACCTGTCTTTTCAGTGTTTTCTGTGTGATTCTTAACCTCCATCGTAAATTTGATTTCAGTATCTTGAATCGACAAGTTTGGAATTGTTACCATGCTAATAATAGGCATTTTAACTAACTGCTTTGCAGTTTGGCCACTTGTGCCATCCATTAACCGCTCGATTTCTACATCGATTGTACGAGCGACGCTCTTACCGTCTTTTGTTTCCCAAGCAAATTCTTCGCACCACTCCATCGTTGCGGCACTTAACTGCTTCTGTCCTTGGGCGCACGCTACAAGGGGATCTAATATTAAATCTTTTAAAGGAAGCCCTTTAAAATTAGCGAGTTGTTTTTGATCGGTAGTTTCAGCCATTTTATTTTAGTTATTAATAGTTTGTTTGGTTTACTAAAGAATCACCGACACGGGCCAAACCTTCAGCCTTGTCGCATCCTTTAAATTTTATTTTAACCTTTGCCATTCGTTTTCTTCTTAATCTTCCCAGTTTGGCTAATAGTCCCTGTTTCTTATCCCTTTCAATTTCAACTTCTAACGCAACGGAGCATTCGTCGATTCGCAAGGCGTGGTGCGGGACAAGTGTAAATAAAGGTATTTCGACGGATTTCCCATTAAGCTCAAGTTGAGTTGTCTTGGGCTTGCCATCTTCAAAATACGTTTCATGTATTTGTTTGAGGTAATCTCCCTCGACTGCTTTTTGTGCGGCGCAAATACTTTCATAAAGTTCATTAAATAATTGGGTTACTTGTGGCATAAAAAAGAGAGGAGGCTAATTAGCCTCCTCCTTTGACTCAGGTTCCTCAACCACTTCATTATTAGGATTAAGATGTTTAATCAGTTTTTCTGCTATTGATCTAGCATGATCATGTGCATCAGCGTTTACATTTGCGCTGCGCGTTATTGTGTACAATTGTTGCACACCATTTATTAGTTCTTTTATTTTATCTTCCATGAGAAAATTAATGCAGCACTGGCATTTGTTTTGCTTGTTTCTCTTGCCTTTGCAATTTGTCTAATAACTCTGCCAACGCTTTATCTGACAAGGCTTGTTGCACTCCGGCTAATTGTTCTTTTTCATCTGCCATTAGCAGATCAGCCGCAGCGCCATGTGTTAAAAACGCATTAAAGTCTCTTGGTATATTTATCTTACTCCACTGCCCTCCCCCATCTGACGGGTCGTTACTACCTGAAGCTGTATGAGCAACTATTGTTTCATACAAATCAAAGTCTGCACCACTAGCCGGAAACCTAACTACATCACCAAGCACATAAGAGGTTCCTGATGTCCAAGTAGTATAAAATAAATTTGGTATTGGTTGTCTGTATTCAATGTAAACAACATTGGGACCGTTTATAACCTGAACCCCATTTTCACTTTGATTGAATAATTGCTGTTCAGCTTTACCGTTGGTTCTAGGATTATCATTCCAAACCTCTACAACATCCCCAATTTTGTTTTTGCCTGTTTGCTCCCAAGCAACGTACTTATCTAACTCAGTTAATTTACCCCATCTTTCATTTGAGCTTGTGGCATTTGGGACAAGTGTTCCACTTGAAGTGTGCGCTGTATGACAGGCATAAAATAATCCATCAGAAGCATACTGAACAATATCACCTACATTATAAGCCGCGCCAGCAACCCAAAGATTTTCGCCATAACTTTGTTTTGATTCAGCCCAATGAGTTAACGCAGTTGGGACATTGCCAGAAGTTTGTTTAAGTGCTTGGTAATATTTTTTTTCTGTCGGATAATAAACCTCTGATCCCGCTGCATATGTAGTACCACTAGCATAGATGGCACGGTAATATCTTTTTTCTACTCTTGTTAAATCCGGCCAAGCGAAGTACTGCCAGATTTGTTTTAAACGAATATCTAAATAAGATTTTATTAAATCAGAATCATCATTTGATAATTCTGAATATACTCGTTGAGAATACGAGACAACACGTTTAATTATATCACTGTAAGCTATTGTTTCCACGGAGTTGCCTCTTTGTTATCTTTAAGAAATTTTTTGACGTTAGAATCGTCTTTCCAGAAGTCAGGATCTTGTTGCACCCATCTAAACCAAGTTCGAGCATCGATCACTCCTTCAAGATGAAGTTCAGCCTTTTTGTTATGTTGATAGTTTTTGTATCGTTGGAAAATTGATCCTGCACGTTTACGATACTTTGCTTTTTCTGCTCTAACATAATCCTTATGTAACTTTGGATCACGCAAAGCACGGGCAACGGAGGCGGCATCCCGCCCCCGCTTCCCGAACTTAGGTATAAGTATTCCAGCCATTAAGCAGTGCCGTATTTTAGATCATCACTATTAATGATTCTCATAAACACAGAAACCTGACCAGTTTGAGTAGTAGCTGAAAAGTTTCCGCTACTACTTGTGAACTTGGCGTTTATTGCTGTAGATGTACTGTAAACTGTGCCACAACGATTAGCTGTGTCAGCAGACTTATGTAGCAACCCAACTGCTCCAGCTTTTAAGTCGGCAGTTATAGCCACATTATAATCTGGATCAGCAGCAGTCCCTATTTCAACTTTTATAGTACCACCACCACCAGTGAGTTTTTCGTCCAACCTAACAACAACTAAATCATCAACTACGGCACTTGTTAATGTAGTTAATGCAATTGTTTGAGTTGTAGCCGCAGCAGTTAATTCACTTCCATCAATGACAAATTGATCAGTAAAACCACTTGCTGCTCGTTCTTGATTTGTTAATTTATAATGTCTCATATATTTCTTTTAACCTCCTATTATACGCCATTATCAATTGCGGCTAATCCCTTTGGATTTTTACAACAAAGAGAATAGATAGTCTTGGCGTAACCGCGAGGTCCACCACCTTCATCGTCCAAATTATGAACTGTTAAAGGCTCCATGTATTGAAGCTCTAAAAGATCAAGATCAAGGAGCAATCCTACTTCCGTATTAAACGTAGTTCCGTTATGATCTAAGAACACAGACGGCATTACATTCACCCGACCAAAACTGGAGTTAAAAATCTTAACTTCCAAATTAATGGTCTTTTTAACTGCTTGATCGTTTATTGTGTAACGAGAATAACCACTCGCACTTTCTAAACGTGTGAAGTTATCAATCTTCTCAACTACTTCAGGACCAAAAACACCCATGTAAGTTTTTTTGGCTGAATGAGTCTGGTAAAGAGATTGCAACACTCCATTAAGACCATCTTCAGTAAGGCTGCCACCAGCATTAATATCTTGAGCTTCTGGAGTTCTGTATTCAGATGGAATATCTGCTGCTGCTGTTCTCGCACCACCTAATGTATCACCAGAATCCGCAGCACGACCACTAGCAGTCCAGTTAAACAACCCGCGAGTTTTCCAAGCGTCAGTACCGTTACCGGATTGACGATCATTCCTAGAACAGATTGTTGCTTCGATGTCGCGCTTCATTTCGCGAAGCGTTTTCATTTTAGCGTAATCGTATTCATTGGATACCGCAGCGGTATCGACTAACATTTGCACATCGGAAACACCAAAATCGCGTGATGCAATTTGAATGTAGTTACCGAACCTTTGACGTTTGACGGCTTTATTAGAAAACGTGCCAATGTCTTTTCCTTCTGGCTGACCATCTGTTGATGGTGCTGCCAACTCGTCTGCGAGAACTTCTGTAAAAGTTCCTCTTGGCCCCGGCCCTTTACGCATAGCGGAAACAACGGGAGTTTGTTCTGGTTCCAAGATGGTTAATACATCTCGGAGATCTTCCCTGTTACCACCAGTAGTGCTAGGCGAGGCATAACTATTTGCTGATGCCATAGTATTTTATCCTTTTTTTATGCCGCATTGCGGCGTGCCTTGAGCAATTGCATTACCGCATCAGCGCTACCATTGGATTCATCAACGTATTTCTCAGCATCAACAATTTTAGCTGCACCTTTGCCCGCTGCCGCTGGTGGCGGTGCGCTTGCAGGAGTAGCTACTTTTGTTGGCTCAGTAGATGATTGTACTTTTTGTGCTTTTGGCTTGGCAGAAGTCTTGTTTTGGGATGCTTCCAATTGCTTGTTATACATCCCTAAACCCATCTGAAACACACCCGCTAAAACTTCATAATGTGGAAAGCGTTTTATCTCTGGTAGTTGCTGCAAAATCTGTTGGTACTCTGCATAAAGAGGATCTGAAGAATCATTCCAGGCGGGAAATTGTTGACGAGCAACTGCTCTCATTTGAGCATTTTGATCAATCCACTTTTCACGAGAAGGAATGTGTTCATTCAAATTATCCTCTGCATACTTTAGAATACCTTCTACCTGATCTTCATCGTAGACTTGCGTCTTACCATCTGGAAAAGACATTTCTCCTCCATTTGGATTTCGCAAAGCCCACAATCGCCAATCACGGTTTTCCTTGATCTTCTCTTTTAACTCTTTTTTGGTCATTACATCAGCAAGTGGATCACTTGCTTTCAGTTGTTCTGTACCCTGTTTATTGATCTGATCTTGGAGTTTTTGATTTTGCGCCTCTAACTCATCTGAACGCTTTACTTCATCTTTCCAATTTTCTTCGGCAAGTTTTCGTTTAGCGGTTAATTTCGCGATGCGCTTATTAACTGACTCCTGCGCCTTGTCATCTAACCCGGTTGATTCCTCCTCGTCATCAGCGTCTTGCGCTTCAGGATCATCGGTTTCTTCCGGCTCAGATAGTTCCTCTGGCTCATTAAGTTCATCACCTTTCGGTAATTCTTCCGTTTCGGTATCTGATACGTCTGTTTCGGCTTGCTCTACGTCTGCCTCCACAGTTTCCGATTGAGCGCTTTGACTATTTGTTAACATTGCACCCAAGCCCTCCAAGGTGATGTTATCCGCGTCATTTGTGGCAGACGGTGTGCCTACTGGTTTATCTAATGTTTCCATGCTTTTAACCTTGCAAGTCGGTAACAGGGTTTATTTTTTGGCTAACCACAGAAAAGCCTTTAAAATTTAGTAATAACACGTTTCAGGGTGGGTTTGTCTAAAAGTTTAGTTCTTAAAGAACCTGAAAGACCTTAAATTGACTTAAATCACCTAGAATTAGGCAACGTCATCTTCTTCTTTTGGTTTGTTGATATACATAAATTGAGTTTCAAGGGCCAATAAAGCGCTAATACTGCCTAAATTATGAGTGTTTCTGTAAGGTTCATGTGCATTAGCAGGGTTAGTTGTGTAGATAACCATTTCATCTTTTAACGAACTTATTAACGCTAATACCGCATTAAAACGCGGATCACCCATTAAGGTGCGAAGATCAGTGTCTCTTACTTCATTATTTAATTTATATTCTTCAAGTGTCATTTTTTGTTTATTTTTACTTTTTCCATTCCTTTTCTAAATCTTACCCAATTTTGAAATACTATATCTCCGTTATCTCCGCGTGCGCTTACAGAGCAACGAACACATTGCATTTCCCATTTAATCCCTGCTTTGCGTAATTTTATTGAATGACCACAAATCGGACATTCATCACTTCGGGATTTGTTCTTCTCCTTTGACATTTAAAAACCTCCTTAAACTTTCCCGGCTATAATATCTATAGCCGTTATTTATTCTTATAACTTCCAACTGATCCGAATCGCCAAGCGCTCTAATTTGTTTCGTATCTAAACCCGTGATTTGACTTACAATCATAGGTTTCAACAATAATGGTAGATCGTTAAATTTCATTTTAAATAAGCCCCGCCCCATTGGTTTGTTGCATTAACGGTTACGCCCTTGAGGAAAGGGACTTGGTGAGTAGGGGCGAGACTAAATTTTTTATATTTTTTCATCCGAATCTTTTTGGTTCCTGAAACCCTCCAGTTGCTTGCATATTATTTTCATCGATATAATAAATGCCTCGTTTAAACAAATAACGATCAGGATCTATTACATCTTTTAGCGCTCCCTTTAATCCATCTAACCCAGTGTATTCAGCATAGGCATAAATGCTTTGCTCACATTCACTACTAATAAAAAACTTGGGATGATTCATTGCGCTAACAGGAGCGCTTTCATCGTAATCCAGCATATCATTTATAACAGTGATCCCATCCTCGATGTCACCTCCCGGCCCTGCGTGCCAAACAATACTTTCGCCAACAACATTACCTTCTCCATCTTGCTGTTCTTCATCCATCATACTAATGATTGATTGACCCTGCTTTACGTTTGGAACTTCTGCTCCACCTCCCCGTGGATCGATTACTCTTTCAAATATATCTTCATCACCTTCTAATTTTTTTATTAATTTTTTATATGATAAAATCGACATACCCAATGGAGTTTGAGCGCTTCCGGGTTTGCCGTCTGGCTTGTCTGAAGGCAAAGCCCATTCACCGTAAGTTTTTCGATCCGGCCATTCTCGATAAAGCCACACTCTTTCCATATCATCGATGATGTACCATTTTATGAACCAATTTTTTGTACCACCCGGATCACAAGCGCAGTATCGAGTTCCAGAAGTGGGTATATCTTTTGGATCTACTACATGGACGTTTTCATTAAAGCGCGGGAATGCTTTTCCTTCTAATCGTTCAGCCCATCCATAAGCACGAATTTTTATTTCTTCAGTGCTTTTTCCATCGAGCATTTTGACAATATTTTCATAGCCGCCAAATGGATTCCAAATACTATGAAAACAAATAATGGCAGCGCTTCGACTTCTAGCTTCCAAAATATATGGCATCTCTCCTTTTTTACATCCCGGCACATGAATGTTTTCTTGTTCCAATAATTCCGCAGGACGACTTTCAACAACGCGAGATCCAGCCAAGTATTCTTTAACTGTCATTGTGTATCCGCGAACAGGGGTAAAAGTAATTAATAACTTTCCACTTCGAGTAACAATACGGTAGCGCAATGTTTTAACTAATTCATAACCGATCAATTCATCTGCCCATATAAAATCAAGTTCACCACCTTCATAAACCTTGTCATCCATTGAGTAATTTAAGAAACGTGTACGACTACGGTTTGGCAAAATAAAAACCTGATCTGCAAAACCACTTTTATCAGTCCATCTAACATTTGTAGTTTGGCCTTGCTTACCAATGTTTCTCCATTCTGGAGGAAGATATTTCCTTACAACGGGTTGTTGCATTTCCACTGAAGAGGGCAACGTAGTGTGTAAACACCAAGTGTTAATGGCATCATTAAAAGCCATTTTATTAGCCACAGTTCGGGCCGCGTATTCAGTCTTGCCACTTCTGTTTCCTCCAAGAATTAACAACTCATCATATTCTTCAAGTAACCGATCCGCATCCTTCCAAGGATCGAGTTTTATTCCGTAACGCAACGGATCATCTTTTGCTAATTGAATAACTCTTTCACGTTCTTGTAATTGGTTTAATAAAAAATCAGTTCCATGCTTTTCAGCAATGGCAACCATTTCCTCATTAGAAAACGATTCTATACCCGGATAAGGAGTTTGTTTAAAAATTTCATTCATCAGATTTCACCTCAATTACAGTTGCATTTTTTTCTCTTAATTCTTCTTTAATCTGATTTAAGCGTTCATTTAGTTGTTCTGCATTTATTTCCTGCCTGACTTCATGTATTTGCGTTGGCATACCCTCAAATTTCTCAAGGTGATCCGATACAATACCCCAAGTAATCGCCTTGTCTTTACCTTTAATTTCATTGTTTTCCAGCGCCTCCATTAACCCATCTGTTGCCATTCGATGAAGCACCCTTACTTTTTCTAACGCCCGTTGCCTATATGAAGCCAAGCGACCATCCTGATCTGCACGGCGCTCAAGTGCTGCAACCGTGTTGCGACTTACCTTGCAACGTCTTGCTATTTCTTTGTGAGTGATATTTGGATCAACAAGTAATTCTAAAATGT